GACTCACAGTGCCAGATGTACGGCGATTGGGCTGAGAAACGTGGCACCGATGCTGATAAAGCAGTTTTCCGTTTTGCAAATATGGCTCGCGGCATAAACGACAGCAACCTGTTCACGTTTTCCACCAAGATCATGGCTGCAACTGATGACACCTTTGGTCATATTCTTGCTCGTGGAAAGATGCGTGAACGTGCTATGCGTGAATCTCTTGACATGGCAAGTAAAGGTGATGTTACTGAAATTACTCCTGCTATCTTAAAAAGAGCAGAAGATAAATTCTACTCCCAGATACTTGATGCTGACGGTAATATTGTTGACGATGCTGTTAAGTTTGCCAAGCGTGAAGCAACGCTCACTCAAGATCTTGAAGGTTTTTCTAAGGGACTAGAGAACTTGTTTAACCAGAACCCATGGGCCAAACCGTTTTTCCTGTTTGCACGTACTGGTGTTAACGGTCTACAACTGACTGCCAAATACACACCTGGATTTAATCGTTTGGTTAAAGAGCACAATGTTATTGCACGTGCTACTGCAGAAGATGTTACTTCTGGAAATCTAACTAAGTATGGCATCAATACCTTTGAAGAGTTGCAGAATGCTAAGGCACTTCAGAAAGGTCGGATGGCAATTGGTTCTTCAGTAATCACCATGGCCTCCATGATGTGGATGTCTGGCAACATGTCTGGTGATGGTCCTACTGATCGTCAGATGCGTCAGTCCTGGGTTGATGCTGGCTGGCGTCCACGTACTTTTACTGTTGGTGGCGTTGAAGTTGGTTATGAAAGTTTTGAACCATTCAACCAAATTATGGCAACAGTTTCCAATATTGGAGACCATAGCTTACTTATGGGAGAGGAGTGGACTGAAGACCAATTACTAAAGGTGGCTATGGTTGTAGCTCAAAGTGCTGCAAGTAAAAGCTACTTAACTGGCCTTCAACAGTTCGTAGACCTGTTTTCACCTGGTCAACAAGGTGGTCATAACAGGATCATTGCAAGCTTGATGAACAATACTGTTCCCCTATCTTCAATGAGAAATGAATTGGGTAAATTGTTTAATCCATATATGAAAGAATTGAATTCTGGTATTACAGATTCTATTCGTAACCGAAATCAAATTAGTGAAGGTTTGAGCGGTCAACCGTTACCTGTCAAGTATGACATGCTCAACGGCAAGCCAATTAATGATTTTAACTTTATTAATCGTGCTTGGAATATGTTTTCGCCTATCCAATTTAATTTAGACCAGGGTCCTGGTCGTAAGCTGCTTTTTCGCAGTGGTTATGACGCACGGCTTTCTGTTTACTACGCACCTGATAACACTGATCTTTCTGAACTGCCTGGAGTTCGATCTAAATTCATGAAAGCTATTGGTGATCAAAATCTAGAGGCTGAACTCAACCGTCTTTCGACTGAACCGCGTATTCAGGCAAGTATTCGAAAAATGGAACGTGATCGTAATAATGGTGCACGTGATAATGATCCTATGAAGTCCTACTATCACACACAGGAAATTCGTAATTTATTTAATGCAGCTAGAAAACGAGCTTGGTTTTTAATTATGAATGAACCTGATGTTCGGGCTGCTATTAATGAATCTCAAACTAAGCGTCAGTCTGCTTTTGATTCAAAGATGGAATCTACCTACGGACAAATTGATCCAGTCCTGAACATACCTAAGTAATGGCAACTACACTAACAACTGAACATTCTTATACAGGTAATGGCTCCACTACTAATTACTCTGTCACATTTACATATTTAAAAGAAGCAGATGTCAAGGTAACACTTGATCATGTTGCTACAACTGCATATACGTTTGCTAACGCTTCAACCATTTCATTCACTACTGCTCCTGCTAATGGAGTTGGTATCCGTATCTTCCGTGATACTGATGTAGATGCAGCCCGATTTGTCTTTTCTTCGGGCTCTGCTCTTAAGGCTGGTGAGTTAAATGAAAACCTAGATCAGCTTCTGTATGCTGATCAAGAAAAGGCTAGAACTGACAACATTGCTGACGAAGCTGTTACTACAGCTAAGCTTCGTGATGATGCTGTAACTACTGCAAAACTTGCAAACCTTTCCGTTGCTACCGCTCAGTTAGTAGATAGCAGTGTAACAACTGCAAAGATTGCTGACGACGCTGTTACTCCTGCCAAACTTTCAGACACGGCTGTTACTGCTGGTATCTACACCGCTGTTGACATTACTGTTGATGCACAAGGCCGGGTTACTGCAGCATCTAGTGGTGCTATTGATACTTCTGAAATCACTGATGCTGCTGTTACTACAGCAAAGATTGCTGATGCAAACGTTACCACCGCAAAGGTGGCTAACTCTGCGGTAACTACCGCAAAGATTGCTAATGATGCTGTAACTGTTGACAAGATCAACGACGGTGAAATCACAGTTGCTAAGTTAAATGCTTCTGCTGTTGTAAATAACAGTGAGCAGATAGGAAGTACACCTAACGACACGTCGTTCTTTACTACCTCTGCAAGTGACGGGCGATACTTTCGTCAAGACAGTACTGAGACAATATCATCAGGAGTTGCATGGACAGGCAATGACACAAAAGTAGCCACAACGGGAGCTATTGATGCACGTATCATTAACCTCGTTGAGGAAGTTGGTGGATTTGTTCCTATTGCTAATGAAACAAGTTTCCCGGCTGCTAACCCTGACCTTAATAACGGTACAGGTACTATTGTCAGCATTTCGTCTATTAGTGTATCTCGTACTCCTAGCGCGGGCACAGTCACGATTGCCAACGGTGCAGGGACAGGAAACACGGTAACAATTAATGGTATTGGTACTCAAGAATTAACTGCTGGTTTTGGTGTGTTAGTTGAAACAACAACGACACTTCATACTTACACGTTTCACCGTTTGACACCTCCTGCAACTAACGTAAACACAGTTGCATCCAATATCGGAAATGTTAATACAGTAGCTGGTAACAATGCAAACATCACAACCGTTGCTGGTATCAGTTCTGACGTCACTACAGTTGCTTCTAACAATACTGACGTTACAACCGTCAGCAGTAACGTTGCCAACGTAAACACTGCTGCTGGAAGCATTGCTAATATTAATACTGTCGCCAATGATCTTAACGAAGCTACTTCTGAGATCGATACTGTTGCAACTAACATTGCGAATGTGAATAACGTAGGCAATGATATTGCAAACGTAAATACAGTTGCGACTAACATCAATAGTGTTAATAGCTTTTCAGAAGTATATCGAATAGCATCTTCTGATCCAACTTCAAGCCTTAATGTTGGTGACCTTGTTTTTAACACAGCTAATAATTCCTTACGTGTTTACAATGGATCTGCGTGGCAAGATGGTATAGCAGCAACTAGCGATTTGTTGTCAAAGAGTGGTGATGAGATGACTGGTGATCTCAGTATCCCAGATAAACTCATTCATAGTGGTGATCCTAATACATCAATTAGATTCCCGTCAAATGATACAGTTTCTGTAGAGACTTCGGGTAGTGAACGACTAAGAATTGATAGCTCGGGCAGCGTAGTTATCAATGGTACGACTGCTGCAAATGCATTTATTGCGTTGAATGCAGACGGCAGCATTGTTATGAAGGGCGATTTAACAATTGCTGACAGGATTAAGCATAAGAGCGACACTAATACAGCAATTAGATTCCCGTCAAATGATACAGTTTCTGTAGAGACTTCGGGTAGTGAGCGCCTCAGAATCGACAGCTCGGGCAACTTGGGCGTGGGTACCTCGTCGCCATCAGCGAAGTTTGAAATCCTACATAATTCCAGCACTGCATTTGATTCTTCTGATGACGGCGCTCAAAGGTCTGGAACAGCTAGTTTGTCTATTACCAATCATGATGGTTCAAATAATAGCTTTAGCCAGTTAGTATTCGACACTGCAAATAGTGGTCAGTCCATTGCACGGATTGCTGCTATTCGGACAGGTAATGGTTCCAATGACATGGCTTTTGTTGTTGAAGGCAGCAACACAAAGCGTGAAGCAATGCGAATCGACAGCTCGGGCAATGTTGGGATTGGAACAACGTCGCCTGCAAGTTCTTTGTCGGTGGCAGGAAGTATGGTTGGGACGCCAAGTATAGACGGCGTTCACCTCGGATTGGCTAGTAATTATGCAGTAATGCAGCTTAGTGCAAACACTGGTGGCTTTATTGATTTTGCTGAACCAGGTGTTGATTACGCTGGTCGAATTATTTATACGCATTCAACAGATGCAATGCAGCTTTACACTGCTGGCAGCGAGCGCCTAAGAATCGACAGCTCGGGCAACGTTGGCATTGGAACAACGTCGCCTGGCGCAAATATTCACCTGGCCAATGCTTTGTCGCCTACTATTTATATTCAAAGCGAATCTGCTACTGACAATAGCTTTGGAGAGTTGAGATTTGGCAATGGCACAGGAGCTACTTCAGCTCTTAGCTCGCTAAAGTCATATAGATCAAGCTCTGCCAGTGCTGCAACAAATTTAACCTTTGAAACTACCAACTCAAGTGGCACAAAGATCGAGGCGCTGAGAATTGATTCTGCACAGCGCGTAGGGATTGGCACATCGTCGCCTGGGGCAAATTTACATGTTTCTAGCAGTAGTGACACTATTGCCCGCATCACTTCTGCTGATGGCAGCGGCGCATTTTTAGACTTAGGTGATGCTTCTGATCCTGATGGTGGTCGTATTGTTTATGACAGCGGCAGTAACTTAGCTCTCTACACAGCGTCATCAGAACGCCTCAGAATCGACAGCTCGGGCAATGTGGGGATTGGAACAACGACGCCAAGCACAAATCTGCACGTTTCAAATACCAGCGCAAGCGCCAGACTATCGATTGAAGCTAGTTCAAACGCTTCGTCATATATCAACTTTGGCGACACATCTGATATAGACGTTGGTCAAATTTACTATAACCATCCCTCTAATAGTCTTCGTTTTATTACCAATGCTAGTGAGCGCCTACGAATCGACAGCTCGGGCAACGTTGGGATTGGAACTACGAGCCCTGGTGCGTTATTGCATATTAAAGCAAGTGCACCTGTTTTCAAAACTGAGGACAATAACGGCTCTGTTGATTACACCACGGCCACAAACGGCGGTGCAGTTATACGCACTACTCAGGCTTCACACAGATCGCGCCCGCATCGACAGCTCGGGCAGGGTTGGGATTGGCACAACTAATCCACAGACTGATTTACATATCAACGAGGCAACTGGTTTGTCTCGTATTCGCTTAACTGGTGGTGCGAGTATAGCGACTGGCTTTGAATTTGGTCAAGGCAGAACGGGTACTTCGAACTCTGGATTTGAAATTAGAGATGTAGACGCAAGCGTCACACGTCTTGTTATCGACAGCTCGGGCAATGTTGGTATTGGAACGTCGTTGCCTTCTAAAACATTAGAAGTCGCAAATTCAACTGATACACGAATTAGATCTACTTTTACCAATTCTGGCGGTGCTCGTGATGCCGGTTTTGATGTTTACGGCGATGGAGGAATAAAAACGTCTCTGACGTATGCAGGCCATCAAGGGGTTACTCATCTTGAATATGGCGCAAATGGAATTGCCTTCGATCGAGGCGGTTCTGAGAAAATGCGAATCGACAGCTCGGGCAACGTATTTATCGGTGGCACGTCTGCTGCAACTGCAGATATTGCGCTGAATGCTAATGGCACTGCTTCTTTCTCTGGAGGAGTATCAGGCCAAGGTGCATCCATTGGTAGAGATGGCGGAACTGGTGGTGCTGTGTTTTCATCTAACACCGGAGATGTTTTAGTAAGAGCTGATGGGTCAAATGATATTAGGTTTGATTCCACGAGCAATCCCGGCATCCTCAGGTTAGACGGTTCTAATTCGTCGGCTGCGTTTGGCAAGGCTGTTTATGGTGATCCAAGTTCAGAAGATTTTTATCGCATTAAATTTAAAGATAACGGTGGTACACATAATGACGTTGGCATAGGAATGCCTGACGCAAGCTCGATTGGTTTTAATAGTGTTAGTGATGGCAAAATTGTTTTCTATACTGGTACTAAAGGAGAGTCAATGCGAATCGACAGCTCGGGCAGGCTGTTGGTGGGGACCAGCTCTAGCTCAAGCTTAGGAATTGCTCAGTTTGTAGGTAATTCAGCTGCTTCTACTAATAACGGAATTATTGAAATTAAAAAGGGAGCTGCAGCAAGCTCTAGTGGAGTAGATATTGGCCACATCCGTTTTTCTGATACACAAGGCGAGTTTGCCAGAATTTTTGTTGAAGCTGATGCAACAACAGGAAGCTCTGACTATCCAGGACGCATTGTTCTGGCGACCACGGCCAATGGTGCTTCATCACCAACCGAGCGCCTGAGAATCGACAGCTCGGGCCGCGTTGGAATTGGAATAACACCAACAGCTCCATTACACGTTGGTGGAACTATTCAGTCTCAAACTGGATCAAGTGTCGCGCAGATGTACACAGACGGTGGTTCTGCAAACTTTGCGTCTGTTGGATCGTACCCAGCCATTTTCCGTACAAACGGTGCGGAAAGGATGCGAATCGACAGCTCGGGTCGCGTTGGGATTGGAACGTCGAGTATGAGTTCGTACGAGCAATCATTTAATAATTTTGTTATTGAAGAGCAAGGCAACGCAGGTATAACTATTGCAACGCCACCCTCTGGGTCTACTAACTTTTTAGGCCAAATTGCATTTGCTAAAGGTACTACTGGTGACAATGCATATCGTGGTTTGATTAGATATAGCCATATCGATGATGCGTTTTCTTTATTTTCTGCCGGACTTAACGAGCGCCTACGAATCACATCAACTGGTGCTATTGCTGTTAGTGGTGCATCTAACTACGGCACCAGCGGTCAAGTCTTAACCAGTACCGGCAACAGCGCACCAACTTGGCAAAATAGTGGTGGTAGTTTATTTACGTCTTACGCCATCATCTCTGATCAAAAATCACAAAATACCGAGGGCGGTACGTTTACAAAAGGAGCTTGGAGAACACGAGACTTAAACACTGAAATTGCTGACCCTGATGGTATTGTATCTATCGCTAGTAATCAATTTACGTTAAGTGCTGGTACTTACCTTATTGAAGCCTCCGCGCCTGCTTATCGAGTAAGTGATCATATGGTAAAACTTTATAATGCAACAAGTTCATCTGATGTTGCTTTTGGAACCTCAGGATATGCACAAGATACCAATGGACGTGTACACGACACTTCTATAGTCAAATGTCGCGTTACCATAACAGGAAGTACAGCGTTTGAAATCCAACATAGAAGCGAAAACAATCATAGTAGCAACGGATTTGGTCATGCAACAAATTTCGGACCAGAAACATATACTGTTGTTGAAATCTACAAGGAATAATAATTATGGATATCAACCTCGCACTACTTCAACTTAATTTAAACAACAACGAATACAGACTTTCGCAATCACCAACGCCTCATACCATTATTGAGTGGCGTGGTCCTGATGCAAAGCCAACTGATGCTGAGCTTCAGGCTGCATATGACGCATGGATCGCTGATCCTGCAAATAGTCTAGATGATTAACAACTAAACAAATTATTTTACAAACTTTTATTTTTTATAATGGCTACTACTAACACCTGGTCTATTGCACAACTAGATCGTGAAACTGCAGACGGTTTCGTTTACAGTGTTCACTATACGGTAAGTGCTAATGACGGCACCTATTCCAGTGGTGCATATGGTTCTATCGGTCTTGAACGTCCAGAAACATTGACACCTTATGCAGACCTCACTGAAGAAGTAGTGATTGGTTGGGTCAAGGACCAGCTAACTGCTGAAAAAGTGACTGAAGTTGAATCTGCATTGCAGGCACAAATCGACGAACAAACAACACCAACCAAAGCCAGCGGTACGCCCTGGAGCTAATCATGATTACACTTATCCGTCCAATTCTCTTTTCTTTTCTTCAATCCCAAAAGGTCAAGCTACTTATCGTAGATATGCTGACTAAACTGGCTGAGTCTACTGATAACGATGTAGATGATAAAGCTGTTGAATTTATCCGTAACGGACTATTTCCTGCTAAGCCTCTGGACTAATGGACTTAGGTGAGCCACCTGTACTTCC